ATGATAAAATAAAAGAATGGGAAGATCAAATTGAAGAAAACAATAAGACTATTGCGGACAACACCAAATATGCTGCTGTTGAGGCAATAATGGGTACTGAAATATCCACCGCTATAGATGATTTTGCAACTGCTTATGCTGATGCGTGGGCGTCTGGAGAAAAGGCAGCCACTAAGTCCGCTGATGTCGTTAAAAACCTTATCAAAACGGCAATAATTGATCAATTAAAGAACAAACTCCAACCAGAGGTAACAGAATTTATGACGTATATGTCTAAAGCTCTATCTGATGGCATTATCTCCGATTCAGAACAAAACATGTTGGATGAATATGAAAAGAAGCTTGAATCAATAAGCGATAATTATCTATCACAAACAGGTGACTGGCTTACAGATGATGATGATGACGAAGATGCTTTAACTGGGGCTATAACATCAATGAGTGAAGAAACTGGAGGAATAGTTGCAGGTCGTTTGAATGCTGTTGTAATAAACCAGAGCAATGAAATAGGAGCATTGAAACAAATATTGATATGCAATACAAAAATTGCAAACAATACAGAATATTGTAAGAATTTGGAAGCTATTGCTACTTCTCTGAAAAACATAGAAGAAAAGGAAAGCAGCTTCTTATCAAAAGGAATATCATAAATAAATGGCTATGGATAATAATATAATACAAGAACTTAAAAAAGATGGAATTAACAAGGGACTTTGCCGTCTATGGCAAATGAAACTTAAGTCTGGATTAGATATAGAAGCTTTGTCCAAGCTCTTTATTCAAGGTATTGACTTTTGCATTTCAGAAGATTATCCAACCATTGACTATTTAAGGACACATTTTAAAGGTAGATGTGAACCTTATGGAATATATATAGATGATACAATCCAAGGACTTACAAATATCCCAGATATAGCATTGAATGGATCTTGTAAGGCTGATCTAAATTACACTGGATACTCTGTATCAAGAATATATATAAGGCATCAATCTGAGGCTAATATCAATGTATCAGGGCATGCTATTTTGACCATTGATGCGTTTGACAATGCTAATATTAAATTACATGCAAATGGTAATTCTAAGATACTGGTTTATTTATATGGGAAAGCCAAATGTATCAATTCAGGAAAAAGAATATTGATAAAAAAATACAATAAAAAAACATACTGATATGGAAACTGAAAAGAATCTTATATTATATCTGCCTTTCGATGATCCAGATGATTATAATAAGGCTTTCGACTACTCTAAAAGTCGTGTAGATGGTACTTTATCAGAAGGTGCCACTTTTACCAGAAATGCTAAGAAAGCAAAGGCTTTAAGTTTAAATGGATCTGGTATATGTGATGTTGCAAAAGATATACCTTTTAGTTCTGATTTTACGCTTTGCCTATGGGTGAAATCAGCCACAAAAGAACTGGGATGGATGCTAAATTTTTCTGGTATAGAAAACTACATTGAACAATGGTTAGATGTTTTACCTGGTAAATGGGAATTCCTTTCATTTGTAAAAAGAAGTACCCTTTTCACTGTATATCTTAATGGTACATCAATATATACTAAGATATTGTCAGGAACACCTATAGGATTTTCTATTAATGATTCAAAAGTTGATGGAGGGAGTTATGCGTGCCTTGATGAATTAAAACTATACAGTATAGCAAAAACGCAAACTGAAATAATGAAAATTCAGGCCGATAATACAGATGTTGAGTATTATGTAGATGGAACAAGTTTCAAGAGCTTTGGTGTGTATGTATCTAAGTCAACTGGCATAATAGGAGGCCTACAAAAAAAGGATGGCTTATCTGTTGATTATGATGATTACCATGGAGTAGTTGTTGATAAAAAAAGACCACGTTATAAGGAGAGAACTATAAGCCTTGAATGCTTTATAGAGGCATCCTCTAAAGCTGCTTTTGTAGAATGGGCGAATTTATTTATATCAAAATTTGATAAGTCTGGAAATACACGTTTATCTATAGAATTTTCTGGATATACCAGACCATTGGTATATGAGGTTGATAGGCCTAATGAAACAGATATTGAGAAAACATGGAATGATGAGTTAATGGTTGGAACATTTACCCTAAAGTTAAGAGAATGTGAACCTGTAAAGCGTGTATTGAGATGGATCGGTACAGGTACAGCAACTATTAAAGTAACGACTGCAAAGATGCTCAATATATATTGGGGAGATGGAAGCTATAACTATGATGTATCAGGTACAAATACAGAAGTAACACACGAATTTACTACTGATGGAGTATATGATATTATCATTACTGGAGTTATCGAGGATATTAAGTCATTCGAGACAAATTGCATTGTGATATGGAACAAATTACAGTAATAAAAAGAGATGGAACAAAAATAAACCTGGTATGCACTGAGCCATTCCGTGGAGTGACGTCTTTTTCTCAGGAATATGGCTTGATGTCTGATGATTATGTAAAAATCAGCATTAAGTCAGATGATATAATGCGTTTCAATATAGGCGATAAAATCATAGTAGGATCGGATGAATATAGTATAAGAACCAACAACACGACTGAGATCATAAACGATAATAGTTATACCTACCAACTAACATTTTATGGTGTAATGTATGATCTTATGAAAACAATATATAAAAATTGTGATTCTAATGGGAATTATAACAAGCTTTCATTTGATCTAACTTATTCACTTAAGGACTTTGTAAAGGTAATGATAAATTGCCTGAACATTGATTATCCTAATATATGGCTATTTGATGAGGATAATTGCCCAGATACATCAGAGAAAACTATAACATTTGATTATCAGAATTGTTTGCAAGTATTACAAACGCTTTGTTCAGAAGATAACTTTGACTATGATTTTCTTATTACTCAATCTGATGGTATAAGAACTATTCATATTGGTACTTTTGGATCCATTATAACCCCACCTAATAATGCTCAATATTTTGAGGTCGGAAAAGGCAAAGGATTGTACAAATTAAAGGAAGATAAAGTAGATGATAAAAGCATAATTACAAGGCTATTTGTAGAAGGAGGAACCACAAATATAAGATCAGCATATAGAAGTTATTCTGATAGGCTACAGTTACCATATCCAAAACGAACAAATAAACATGCACATACTTTGTCCGATGGCACCGTTATAGCAGCTGGATCAGAACAAATAGGTATTGATGATGATTCTAAACGATATTTTGAGGATTCTGATCTAAATAATAAGATTGGGATTATTGAAGATGCTATACAGAATGATGATATTTATCCATCTCGTACCGGTACAGTGAGTGCTTTAGGGGATGATGTATATACATTCTTAGATGATAGCATGGATTTCAATCTGAATGAAACATGGGAAGATACGGACGCCGATTATGCAGAATATATTGAAAAGATAAATGCTGATGAAACAAGATCAGATTATTCTGATGATATTGTAGGAAATACCAAGTATCTAATATCAGATACATCTGCAAAAATAACATTTACATCTGGATATTTAGCAGGAGAACAATTCGATCTGAAAAGCTATGATAATGCAACTAAAACTTTTGTGATCAAGAAATATACAGATGATAATGGTTTGTCTTTTCCATCAGAAACCAGCGATGCGTTCCAGATTCGTGTTGGTGACACCTATAAAATCACAGATATTAATCTGCCAACTGCTTATGAAGAGGATGCTGAGGAAGATTTATGGTATTATGGATATGATAAATTTTTATATAAAAAACAAGCCAGAGTACAATATACATTGACTTTTACAGAAGATTTTTTTCTAAATTATCTATCTGATGATACTGTTACGGATCTATTCCATGTTGGAGATTATATACCGATTAAGGATGAACGTTTTGATATAGAAAAAAACATAAGGATAACGAAAGTTACAAGAAACCTTATGAAAAAATATGATTATACCTTAACGGTCTCAGATACGACAACAATAAGTGTACTTAGCCAAATAGTTGATGAGGTGATTAACCATGAAACAATCATCAACAAATATGGCATGAAAGATCTTACAAAGGCCAAACGTGGATGGAGAACTACAGAAGAACTCCGAAATATGATATTTGATACAGATGGCTATTTTGATACAGACAACATTAAGCCAAATAGCATTGATACGAACATGCTAACTGTAGGTAGTAAATCACAGCAATTCGTATTGATTGGTATAGTATTACAGGCCAATGTAAATGGGCTTCCTAATAGATTTGATGCAAGTGATGGCGTATTAGCTCATCTTACAATAGATGATGATATAAGGTTATGGAACTTGACTGGAACAAGTGTTACACTATCAGAAAGTGGTGGCTATTATGTTTACGCAAAATGTAGTAAATCTGGAACTACAGGAACTTATTATATTACACAGGAACAACTTAAATTTGAACCTGCCAGCGATTCTGCTAATTATTATTTTCTGATTGGTATAATAGGATCCTTAAATACGGATGATAATTTCAGGGATTTTACTACTACATACGGTTTCACAAGGATAAATGGCAGAACGATTACTACAGGAAGGATAGTTTCGTCTGATGGTAATTGTTATCTTGATTTAGATAACAACCTATTTAGTATAGGCGATTCAGACAGTTCATTAACATGGGCAAATAAAAAACTGATCGTAAAAGGGATTTTAGTACAGGATCAAGGAGGTACAATAGCTGAACTTGGATTATATCGTGGTACATATAATTCTAATACTCTATATTATAAAGGAGATGAGGTTAGTTACGATGATGGTATAGAAACTTGTACATATAGATATACAAATACTACAGCTTCAAAAGGGAATTTGCCTACAAATTCAGTATATTGGAGTGTAGTTGCAAAAGGATCAAAAGGAGATACTGGTACCAATGGAGTGGATGGAATTGCAGATTCAATTACAGAATTCTATGAATATAGATATGCTAAGAATGGATCTACCACTACTCCACCGACTTTGGATAATAGTGCATCAGATCCATCAGGATGGTCTAAAGAAATGCCAACTGTAGGAACATTAGAATATTTATGGTGTACAATCGCTAAAAAGTCGTCTTTAGTAGATCATACATTAGCACATTTACCTATTACAGCTTCTGATACTGATAGCGTTGCTGATTCTATCGGAGGATATAATGCAGATTATTCAGATGGAGCTGCTTTGTATAATGATAGTGAAAGAGGTTATGTAATGGCTCTAAATGGAACTGGTGAAAGTCAAATACCATTAGATTTACCTTGGGGGAAAAGTTTTACATTATGTTTTTGGCTAAAAACGGATCAAAGCTCAATTAGCTGGATGCTGAATTGCTATATGGGCAGAGAATATTTAGAAAAAAGTATAGAAGTGACAGCTAACACATGGACACATCTGGCTTTTAGATTTAATGAAAAAACCATTACTGTTTTTAAAGATGGTACACAAATATATACTGGAAGCACTACTAATGTACATGTAGGATTTTCCTTGTACGATGACAATATGTTTGGAACCAACGCATGGTATGATGAAATACGTATATTCGATACGGCCATATCTACTGAAAGTATAACTAAAGTAATGGCGGGTACAACAGATAACCTTATATCTAATTGGACTACTCCAGTAAGAGTTAATGGATCTGATGGAGCCAAAGGTGATAAGGGCGATCAGGGAGATAGCCCTGTATTAGTTTTTCGTGGGGTATATGATAGTTCAAAAAGCTATTATGGGAATACTACAAGGCTTGATGCTGTGAAGTATAATGGGGTGTATTATATAGCCCGTATTGATGCTGGAACATTTTCTAATGTATTACCAACGGATACTTCAAAGTGGAATACATTTGGTGCTGAATTGGAAACGATTGCAACAAACCTATTACTTGCTGAAGGTGCTAATATAGGGGATTGGTTTATGTCTGGTGGAAAGATCGTATCAACACTTGGAGATGGGAATAAAATAACTTTGGATGCAAGCGTAGGCGAAATATTGATCGTTTCATCAACAAGTGGTGGTGATTATTCTCTGGATAGTTCATT